TTTCTATTGCATTGCTACAGCTTTCTCTACAAAATGACTGAAAAAAGGCTTTACACCAAGCCGCATATAATTGAAATGATAAAGTCAAACAAAGCCATAAAGGATGTCGATATGGAGTGGCTTATTGAGGATCCTGTCAGGAAGGGTTATTACATGAACATGTCGTACAGCTGGATGATGGGTATTTTCAACTACTTCTCTTCACTTATGCATGTTGCCAACCAAATGTACATATCCCACCTCCTAAGGATAACTACATCCACTTCTTACAATTCGGAATTTCATCTCCAGATGGTTGCACATTCAGATGATTCAGCAGGCAAAGCTGTATGTAAAGATACTGAACATATGGCCAGAGGTTTGTTCATATATCAAACCTTACTGAAGTCTTCAAATCACATGTTATCAATGAAGAAAAGCAATTGCGGCAAAGCCTATTATGAGTTCCTGTCAATATTGTACATAGGCGGAACCCTCCTGAGTCTCCTGGCAAAATTTACTGGGCTGTTCAACTTCCATCCGAGCGATGGGGGTTACTGTCAAGACATTTCTGAAGCATACTCAAAATGCGTTGAATTGTTTATGAACGGGGCAACATTCGAGAAATGTTACATTGCCTTTAAAATACAGGTGAACTTGATTAGGAGGTTCTATTTTCAGTCAACCAAGGATGAATTCCTTTATGATTACCCACCCTGCATGTTGGGGATACCTGATGCTCACCCGTTGATGGTTATTGTTTGTGGAAGTGATGCAGATTTGGTTAGGATTATGTACAATAACCAAAAGATCAATCCAGAAAGGAACAAATTGCTTATAGCTTTGAATGAGGCATTGTCCGGTAGAAACTCGACATTGGATGGGTTCCTCAAAACAATTAAGGCAACTCCAAATGTTAAGATGCATGGCAGGCTGAAATCCCTGAAGGAAGAATTTGATCCGACAGGCCTTTTGTCCGATCAGGACCTTTCATGGCCTTTGGTCAATGTGAGTTTTAGAAATTCAGCAATGAATTCAATTAGATTCTTGAAAAAGTTGGATGATAAAATATTCCTTGCTTCGCTGCAGGACGAAAGTTTGACCAGGAGAATATCCAGATCTTACTACTTCAGGAGCTCTTTTGTGTTAGAAACCAATCGGGGTGTCATGACTTACAAACAGATCAAGCAGGTTATTGCATTTTTTGAATTAGGTGAATCTGTTGATAACTCATCACTCAATGATGTGGCTGCTGATATAATGACTGAAATTAAGTCTGAAATCGATGCACATGTCCCCAGGTTGGAAATGTTACTATTCAATTTCCTTCACAGTGAGCCCATTAA